TACCCATCATATCTACGCCAGCAGGAACCATCTCTATACTCTGCTTGACCACTTCCAATGACTCATCAGACAGGAGCAGAGCCACCTCATCCTCAGTCAAGTTCTTGTATTTCTCTTTGGTAACGTCTTCCTTGGCATCCCAATAAGACTTAACAACACCAACCTTTTGCAGCAGGGCATCCTTGAACCAGTTGTGTAGGATCAGTAGACCATCGTTCTCACGGTAGAACACCCAGTTACAGTAATCTGTGGCCTGTTTAGCAGACTCCTCAGCATCAGCAGTCTTAGGCTCAAAGTAGACAATATCCTCAGTAGTCGTAAAGACTCGGATAAGTTGTGGCAATGCACCATCGATAGCCTCGGCAACCTCACCAGTTACGATCTGGCTACGGCCTTCTACCTCATTGCCATACGGATTACGCAGGTAGTAATCCAAAGCTCTGCGACGATCTTCTGTGGTTTCTGTCTCAATGTAGCCGATTGAGTTATCTATCTCGGCTTCAAGTATGCCCTTGATCTGGCCTTCATCCATCTTCATAGCAAGCCCTTACAGGAATTTTGCTTATTATACAACCCATTTAGCATTGATAGGCAAATCCGATGACCATGAATCGTCGCTCTCGTCAAGCCCAATAGCAAGGTAACGGAAGGCATCCGAAAAGTGACTTGACCAATCGTGGAGAGGCTTATCGTAGAACACCTGTTGCTTCTCGTTATATTCCCTGCGATAGTTGCGTATAGCGTCTAATCCAGCCTTAGTCTTGTGGTCAAACCAGCAACGTGGCAGCAAGCGTCTAACAGCCTGAATCCCGTCAGCCACAGACAGACGAGGCGCTACCGTGATGTCTAGCCCTGCCTCTTGTAAGACCTCCTTACGGCTACGTCCTGTGCCTAGCTCTCTTACCTCCACATCGTGCGGGAGTATCTGTGCAAAGCCTTCATAGTGGTTTTCTCTGAGCCATGATACATACCAGTCCAGACCGACTCCGTGGTTCTCAATGCAGTCAATAAGCCGCACTTCCTTGCCAGCCAATTGAGCCACCCATAGACAAGTAGAGTCACCCATACCAAGATCCCAAGCAACAAAAGACTTGCAAAGGTCATCCCGGTCAATAGTCGTGATCCTAGACTTGGCTTCGAGATCGTTAATAATCTGACCATAATAACTACCCTCAACCGCTGCGTTAAAGGAACACTCAAACTCCTGAGCGTACTTGTCTTCGCCCATCTCCTTACGAGCGCCCCAGAGTTCTTTCTCGTTGAGGATTCCTGTCTCGCTGGCTCTGAACTCAAGTAGCTTCCAGCCTTCCGCTGTCTGTGCGCGATCCCTAAAGTCAGCAAAGTGGTTCTTACCCTTAGGCGTACCAATAAAGAGACACCACGTAGGAGCATCGTCTGTATTCCTATCGGCTAGGGCTGGTCTGATGACCTCGTTCCAGATTTTGGGATTCTGGTCTCCAATCTCGTCCAGCACCACTCCATCAAAGTACTGGCCCCTGAGCGAATCGGCATTGTCAGAACCGTAAAGACTAATTCTACGCCCCCAAAAGTCCACACGAAGCTCAGAAATATTAGCCGTAGCACCCAGTGGACGAGTAAATTCAAGCAGGTAATCCCAAGCCACACGCTTAGACTGAGCGTAAGTAGGAGCAATATAAGCGAATCTCGGATTAGGTTTCTTGCACTCAATGGCGGCCTTTATCAGGTGATTGATAGCGCTTACAGTCTTACCAAATCTTCTATGGGCAACTACGACCGTGAAACGATGATTGTCTACAGCCTCATGGATCTTTAGCTGAAGTTCTCTAGGCTTGTAGGCAATCTCAATTACATTGCTCATGCGAACATTTGCTGCTGTTCAGGTTTAACTACAGGCTCAAACAATGTTTGTTGCCTTTGAGCATTTTCTATGCGCTCACAAGCAATCTCAAAATATTTAGGTTCGCGCTCTATACCAATAAACTTGCGTCCCATTTGAATTGCAGCCACGCCGGTTGTGCCGCTGCCCATAAATGGATCAAGGATAAACTCAGGATTTCCAAGCTGGTTAATGCTCCAAGTCATAAGCTGAATTGGTTTTTGCGTTGGATGCTCAGAGCCAATAAGTGAAGCTCTATTAACAACAATAGACCGCAATGCTTTTTGCTCTGAAGTCCAAGCAAGTTCACCATCTGACATTGATAATCCCTTTTGCCCTTTATCCCAATAAAGCCAACCCATAGTAGGAGGCAACATATCAGCAAAATAATTGCCACCCCAAAAAAGACATTTATCACCAATAGAAAGCAACAAATCAAAAACTTGTTTACTTGGCCTTCCCTCATCCCACCCTAAATCATCAAAATGCTTTCGTTTATGTTTTGCGTTTTTTGTAAATGTTTCTTGTTGTCCAGCCCTTGAAATGCCATACGGAGGATCAGTAATAACCGCATCTACCTTATCCAGCGTAGGCAGTATGTCCATGCAATCGCCAAGGTATAGGGTGGCATCCCCAATAGTGATTACTTCTGCCATGTAACAACGTGCTGCTGAGGTGCACCATCAAGGCCAGTAACCTCAGTTCTAGCCAGCTTAGGGATATGGTACTCAGAGAGCTTCTGGATAATGTCCAATGCCTTATGAGGATCCTTATCAGCCACCTCATTAAGCCATCTATCCATATTAGGAGCATTGCGCTCTAGTAGATTAGCAATAGCCTCTCTTACGATGCCTGTAGCCTTATTAGGCATTCCTTTAGGTCTACCCGGCCCTGCTAGTCCTTTGCCGATTTCTGGCGTTTTAAAATCATTATCTGTTTCCATAATTGCATTATCCTTTGGATGTCATGCTTATCTACCAAGTAGCCCCGGTATTTGAATCTCAACCGGCCTACCTTTGCCTGATCCTGCTGGCATCATTGCTTCACCGTACATTCTTGCAAGACCGTAAACACTTGGCGCGTTAGGAATGTAATCGCCTCTAGACATTGCTTGTTGCACTTTGCTATTTATAGCATTGAAATCGTATACGTCTTTTACAACCACATTCCCAGTTTTAGGATCAACTGCATAATTAAACTGCCCTAATGTAGTCCTAATGTTTTCGTAAGGATTGGCCACACCAACATTTACACCTGCATTTGTTGATAATTGCTCTTTAGGAACAAACTGAGAGTAATCTTTGTATTGAATGTAACCAGTAGGGGAATTTGGGTTTGCAGCTTGCTTTGCCTTAATTAGCTCACCAATGGTTCTAAGCTCTGCCTCAGTAAAGTTTTTTTGAGTTATCGGAGCAGTTTGCTTATCCGCAAATGTTTCCAAATATATACGCTTGTTCGATGGCATATCAGTTCTATCTGCAACAGCGCCATAAGCCTGAACACCACCGCCAACGATAGCATTTGCTATTGCTTTAAAGAAATCATCGATTGGATTAGCCATAAAACACCTTATACATATCAGGCCTATTAGCCTTTATCCACTCTCGTGGCTCCTCATGGCATTTCTTGTAGTCATATCCTACTGTCTGGCTTCCTGCGTGATGCACATAAGCCCTAGATACGAAATGCTCAAATCCCGCTTTTTGCAGGTCATGGCATATTATATTATCGGAATACCAATTAGTGCTTGGAAACTTAGCCGTATCCCATGCCTTCTTGTTAATCACCGCAAATATTGGGGCGATTACAGCTGTCGGCTTTATGTATTGTTCGCTTTCCCACTTCAATCCTGCTTGCTTATCATCATAAACAGGGAATCTAATGTTTTGGTCTGGTAATATATAGTCTGATCTTGCACCTATGAATCCGTAATTTACGGCATTAGATTCCAGAATTTGCGTGTCGTGCGTTAGCTTCCTGATAGTGTCAGGATTTAATACCACATCGTCATTACTTAGGATTACCGAGTCGTACTTCCCATGCTCGAAAGCGTAGTCTGTAGCTACATTATAGGCATCACCGAAGTTATCAGCCTGATTCGGCCTCCAGACCAGATTCGGCAGGATACTCTTAGCTCTATGCCATAACTCCAGACTATTCCCAGATAGGTATACAGGCATCGTAGGCGCATAGATTCTTATGCTCTCCAGCAATACAGTTACGCCGGGATTGTTTACCGTACAGATGACTATTGCTTGCACAATGTTACTTTCATGGAATCTACTGCTCTTGGAGTTCTAAGAATTTCCTGATCGGGAAGGCCAGCTTCTGACATTTCTGTGCCTAGCACTGATAAGTTAAAACGCAGCTCTGTTAACTTAAACCCTGAGTCCCACCCCAAATACCAGTGCCAGTCAGTGTAATACAGCCAGCTATTCTCATTAAATGCCCGTACATGAGTCGGATCCTGCCATGCGCCAAGGCTTAATTCATACGGAACAGAAATAATAAATTTCCCGTTCGGTAAAAGCAGGTCTCGACAGTTCCTCATGGCGCTAACCAAGTCTGGAATATGCTCCAGCACATCATTAGCTAGGATAGTGTCGAATATCTCTGGTCTTATCTTGATCTGTCCGAATCGAGTCTCAAGTATCTGACCCCATTGAACTTTTGAAATGTCGCAACACCAGTCAGGATTTACCCTTGACTGAATGTCGGAGTTTAGGCAGTCTTCCCTCCAGTCCTTACCGGAGCCTAAATTTAATATCACTTTTTCTTGTTTCTAGCGGAAATTGCCGCGGCTTTCTTCTTGGCATCTGCCTTACTGCTAGCTCCCCATGCCTTCAGGGATAACAGTAGGCGCGTAGGTTCACCGTTAGGCTTTGTCTCAGGGCCGGGCATATTACCCATACGAGCCAAGAAACTAGCCCGTCTTGGATTGTCTCCAGACTTAACAGGAGCCTTCAGGTTAGATCCGGGGTTCTCAGCCTCGTAAGACTTACGCCCCTTCTCGTTCAATCCACCCTTACTATTCTTCCCCGTCTTCTTCGTCCATGCTGCTGCCATATTCTTCCTCGCTCTCCATCTTTGCCATCTTGAGCATCGTCTTCTGCTTATTGGTCATAGGCTCAGTTATTGGGCCACCTACCAGCCAAGCAGAACAAGTACGATCAGCCGCACACTTGAACTCGAAAAGCTCACAGTAACCCAACTCTGACTCTGCTACCACCTCATTGGCATAAGTCTCAGCATCCGATTCCTCACCCTGAATACCCTTGATAATACATTCCATCATCTCAGGAGTCTGGATAAATGCAGAGCAGTTACCGCAGCGCATTGTCTGTGCATTCTCTGGAGTAGTAGCCCATTCCTCTGCACGTTTATCCCAGAAATCCTCAGGTTCCTCTGGGTTTGCAGGGCCATAGCCTACGTTCTTGAATGCCCAATCCCTGTTCTTCAGGTTGAGCTTGATGTCTGAGCAGACTTTTGGACAAGGTTTCATTTTTTGGCTTTGTTCTTGGCAGTGCGAGAGCCTCTGACAGGCATCGCAGTCTTAGCCGCTTGTTTAAAGTCGGCTTTAGTAGGAGCGCCCTTAGTTCCCGGCTTCTTCATCTTCTCACCAGAACCCTCGGCTATGCGCTTACGCTTGGCATGAATATTGGCATAGAGACCTGTTTTCATTTCTTACCCTTCTTAGCCATGCCAGCTTCACTAAGGGCAATTGCCACGGCCTGCTTCTGAGACTTGACCACCGGGCCGCCCTTACCGCTATGCAGCTCACCCTTGCCATACTCACGCATAACTTTCGCTACCTTCTTGGCTGCTTTGGTCTTCTTCTTCATTAAGCAATTCCCCTAGTTGTAATTGCAGTTCCTGTTCGGTAACACCGTAGGCTCTTTCAAAGGCTTTACGGCCTAAGCCGTGATAACCTGAGTTTCCTCTATGATGCTCTGGGCAAAGCGGTATTACGTTATCGTGCGAGTTCCTGACTCCCATCCCAAGACCTAAGCCTCGGATATGGTGAATCTCAGCCGGAGTACCGGGATAACCTGCCCTATAGCAGATTATACAGCCAATGTCTGCAACTTTTGACAAGTATTGTGCTTCTCTTTTACGCACGATTTTTACCCTCTAGCCGCTTCTGAGCCAGCTTTACTATGTGTTTTATCTGGTCTGGGTAGTAGTACCAAAGGTTGCCGAACGATTGCAACCCGATTTCCTCAATGTCTTGATCCGTTAACTTTCGCAAGGTTAGCGGCAATTCGCTGCTGTCGAGCAATGTTCGCTGGATCATAGTCGGCGAATCCGTCTACGTCACCGCACTCTGGACACTCAGTAAGAGTATCTTCTGTAAACGAGCATTTGCCTTTAGGTATCTCATCCCAATCGTCTATAAATCCACAAAAGCAACATTGCGCTAGATTGCTATCATCCACTATGTTTGTGTCGTTCATATTATCCTCCTATTGGGCTGCTCGATCTATACCGCGATTAGATGCTTCCTGTGAGCGCCAGACATCGATTCTGGCCTGTGCTGCTATTAGTTTCCACCTAAGTGATTCAGCCTTCTCTACGGCTTTTTTTAGACCATCAAGCACTGCTAAATATTCTGGATGGCTGTAGGCTTGGTTTTCTCTATCAGCAATAGTATTTCCTATTGCCGCAGAGAACAACATTGCCTTTTTGCTTTTGCGGAATTCTTCTAAGTACGTAACATCAGCTTTCGCTTGAGCATAGTGAGTAGAATGTACGTACAGATAATCAATTGCTTCGTGGGGATCTATTGAGTTCATATTGGTAACCGGGGTTTCCCCCGGCTTAGTTAATTTATCTTGCGCGGCAATTTGCTGGCATATTTTTAAAGAACTGGGAGCCGTGATACGCACCACCCTGTTGAGTACCGGGGCAGGAGCAAGTAATCATTAAGCCGTAGTGTTCGTCAATTCTTGCTGGATGAAACTTAGTACCGCTACGACCGATTTTGACTGCGCCGACTGCTGCTTCGTGTTTCTTTTCCATTTTCAGCTCCTAGTTAATTAATATTGTGCTGCTGTGAAGTAATTATAGTCGTATTCCGCAAATGCAACAATAAATATTTCTATCAAGCAGAAGATTCCGATAGGTTTTATTTAGCAGCGTGTTGCCAAACATAATCGATAGCCTGAGCAAATTGCTTTCTTGTCAACGATAGCTGTAAGTTATCAGTCAGGACTAGCCCATCGCCTACCTGCTTTAGATCGCTACCAGATAAGCCCCACTTGCCAGACTTCTTATGTCTTTCATCTACCTTCA